CCTTAAGCTTTTTTAAAACGTTCATCTTGTTCTCCTTATTTTTTGTACTGCATATGATTAGTATAGCATTTTTTTATTTGAGCGGATGATGAGAATCGAACTCACCCCTTCTGCTTGGAAGGCAGAGGCACTACCAATATGCAACATCCGCATTGTGCCGTCGGCAGGAGTCGAACCTGCGACCAAGACCTTAGAAGAGTCCTGCTCTATCCTCTGAGCTACGAAGGCATTTCATTAATCGTTTGGTATGTCTGGATTGAGATCCATTTCAATTAATCCCTTTTCTCTTGCAATCTTTTGTCCTTCAGGGGTAAGATGAATAGTTGCCTCTAGCTTTTCATTGTATTCAATTTCTACTAGGCCCTGCTCATACAACTCAATGAGTGACTTGTCTACATACTCTATGTGAGATTGCCACAACTCTGGTGCTAACTCTTTTGCTCTATCGCTAATTGAATAAATTATCTCGCCGCTTTCGTCAACGCCCTCAAAACTTATTGCACCTATTTCTAAGTAGTACGCAATCCTTGCATCATTTGCTTCTTCTTCGTTCATTTAGTCTCCCTGTGCAACATGTAGGACTTGAACCTACGATTACCGAATTATGAGTTCGGGGCTTTAACCAACTAAGCTAATGTTGCTTAGGTGTCTATTATAACGTGCCGTCTTCATTTTTGTCAATAGTTTCTTCTACTATCTGCTGTACATATTCTGAAAAATGTTTTCTTATATTTCCCATTGGTCTGTGGCCAGCGAGTTTCCATATTCTTTTATATTCAATTACGTTAGAGAATGTAGTGGGACAAAGAACTGTTCCATTATATTCTTTTAATACAGTTGGAAGTGGAACATGTTTGCCACAACATTTACATTCTTTTGCTTTTTCTTGATACGTGCTCATATTATTTGCATCCTGTCCATTGCGTCTTTTAAGTTTTCTGGCATTCTTGGAGCCCTAATCATATTATAGGAACTTGTTTCTCCGTCTGCTTCTTTTCCAAAATCATTGTCATAGCTCATTGATTCATAGGTATGAATGTTTACTTCTTCGTTTGTATCAAACTTACTTCTACTTATTGAGTTATAGATTGCTCCACATACAGCATCCGCCAAGTCTTTGGATCCCTTTCTAGGGTGGTCTACTCGATCTCTCATAATTCTTAACTGTAGTAGTTCATCAATTAACAAAGGTATATGTGGTCCGACCACTCTTTCTTCTGCAACCACCATAGCCATATCATCATAATGCTTTTTAGCGACAGATAGAATTTCAGTATTGATGCCATATTGTTTTAGTTGTTGCATCATATCATGTGAATTCCATCTGTCAAAGGTACATACACGAATCTTAAATCCTCGTGTCTTCAATGAAAGAATATAATCTTTAACTTCTGTAAAGTCTACAGACTTATCTTTTGTTGGGGTCCAGAATCTAACAGCGTCTATCTCAACAATTGGTGCTGGCTGAGAATAAGTGTCTGTTACTTTTACATTAACCCATCTGTTAACGTGTGCCATTGCAACTGCACAATGGTCATGCTTTTGAGCAAGGTCAACGTGTATAAAGTATTCTTTGTCTGGATCTGGTATAAACCATTCTTCTAGTCTACCAAAATTATCCACAGCTAGGTGCGCTTTGTTAAATGCTTTTTCAACCTTCTCTTTTGATTTAAAGAATGCGTCTATAGCATCTGGTGGCATACACGCAAAGCGTGACAATGCATCCTGTGGATTTGTAAAGAATGCTACCTTAAAGTCATCAATCTTTCTAACTGGATTAACTTCCCACGTTGGCCTTCTTAATGCATAAACTTTTGGTATCTTGTATGAGACTATATGGTCTTCTTCCCACTGGATCTCAAACTCATTGCCTACTGTTCCGTCTGGAAGTTCTTCATCCATCTTAAACTTGTGATCACGGACTACCGTCTCTACCTCTGCAACAACAGCGTTGTATCTCTGTTGGATGTAGTCATTTTTATATCTAGGGAATGAGAGCAGAATAACTTTACCAAAGTCTGGGAAACGAGAGTCTACTGATGCACGATACATATCATATATAGCCGCACCTGTTTTTGCTTGGTCATGGCCTGTTGTGTTTTCAATTGCAAAGCCCGAGATCTCATCAAGGATAACAACTATAACGTTATACCCTTCCCAGGCTTCACGCTCAGAGTGGCCAGAGTGTACTGTTATTGCTTTATCAAACTTAACTTCCGAGGCCTTGTCGGTATACTTACCAGCAAACCAAGGTGACTTTTCAATTCTTGTTTTAAATCCTTTAAAGAATACGTTGCTTGCTTGCTGTGAGTTAATAGCAATGTTAATAATATCAATGCTATCCCCTGGAGGCTTTCCGTAATATGTAGCTGGATCTTTTAAGCACAATAGTAAATATACTATATAGGCAACTGCAATTGTTGAGCAGTAATCTTTTCCTGAACCTTTGCCAAGCTGAGCAACTACTTCATTAGCAGTTTGCTTAAATCTTATTCTTCCTTCTTCTTCTCCGAATAATTTGATAAGGGTTGAGTCTTTATAGATCTGCGAACTTTTTTCGATAAGCGTGTATTGATAGTCGGAAAGTTCTGGAAGCCCAAGGTATTCTGGACTTCTAACAAACGTTTTAAGATCGACTGGTTTTTCATCGAATTCCTCTCCGTCAAGCATATCGATAAGGTCACTGAAATCAAACGACATCGGCTTCCTCTACTGGGACTGACTCGATTATTCCAGTTATTTGGGACAATCTCTTTGCAACTTCCATCTTACACTTAGGACATGTTGATGTAGTCTCTTTTAAAATTTTAACAAGAAGATCTTGTTTGCGTTCTGTCTCTGCAATCTGTGATGCAATTTCATTATTCTCAAGTACGCCGATTGATTGAAGCATTGCAATTCTTTTAGTCTCTATGTCTGCAATAAGCTTTAATGCGCCAGACTTTATTCCAAGTTGGCCAGATTGATCTGCATCTTCTACAGTCTTCCACGCCTCTTTGATAAGCATGGCATAGTGTTGATCCGCCCCTGAGATAGCCTCTCGGGCACGATCTCTGATGTTGCTATCATTATGTACAACGTCTTTCCAATCATCGATTAGCTCGACAACCTCTTTGCGCTGTATTCCTGTAGTGGTGGCAATCTGTGTGGGTGTGCTTCCTTTTAGAAGTTCTTCGACAACCCTGTTCATTCTGTCAAAATGATCTGACAATTCTATTTCGCTCATTAATACAGTATACTTTCAGTCGACTAAAATGTCAATCAGAATCAGCCCTAGCAATCTTATATAGGACTAAGTATCCAATTAAATCGTCAATATCGTTATCTCCAGCAAAGCCTTGGTTGTTCTTTACCCTATTTAATTTATCATCAATACGAACTTTTAATTGCTCTGTTGAATCCGCCGTTGAAAATATCCTTGCTGGCTCAAGGGCAGAGTTGCCGTACGAGATATTCTTTTCAATTAACATATGTGCAATTTCATGGCATGCTCCCCAGATCTTATTACCTGCTGGTGCACCTACTGATCTTAAATATAAATCACTACAATTAAAATTGTTGACATCCCCAAATACCGCCTTTAGCATTACCTTCTCCTAATCAATTTAAACTGTTCTAGGTATCTCTGTATGGTCATAGCAGAGACTTTACACTCTTCGGCAATTTCTGTTACCGTTTTCTTTTGAACCACATATCTTCTATGCAGCCATTCTTTACTTTGATATAGCTTCATCGTTCCGTCAATATACTATTAGAATAATGTGCGATCCCGAATGAATCTGCAACATCAAAATCTGTTAATGATAAGTTATACTTCTTATTAAAGTAGTCAACCGTTCTTTGCTTACGCATATTGCGTAATTGATTTTGATACCAAGAGTCTGCGTATCCTGGATTCTTAAATCTAATAGCCGCCTTCTCTTCTTTAGTGGGGTTCTTGTTGCCTATGTAAGCCTGCCAAGAGGAAGGGGATATAGTTATAACCTTCGCACCTGTAGACATTAGTTCTGCAATAACAACTCCATAAACATATGATAGTTTAATTACAGCATCTGCAGACTTTACAAATACTGCACCTTCAACAACAATATAATCTGACTTAAGTTCATCTAGCATTAAAGACATCTTGACCTTTGCATTATGAATCTTATCATATATATCCTCGCCTGACAAGTTAATCTTACCCCACTTTAATGGGACATCGTTTTCCATCAAGCAAAAAGCAATAGAGTTAGTGGATGCATCTATCCCAAGAACTCTGCTTGCCTGTGTCTTCTTTAAACTAGCTAACGTCATTGATCATCCTAAATAATTTATTCTTTGTATCCGCATTTACAGTCTTCTCGCATGTTGAGCATAGATCAGTATTATTATATCTACTTAGCTGTGCCTTACACCTTGAACAAGGTCTTGCTGCACCATTTCTAATTGCCTTCTTCTCGTAATACTTTTCCATAATTCTTCTGTTTGTTGCAACACGGCAACACTCATCAGTACAGTATTTTTGATTATGAGTCTTTGGCTCAAAGTCTTTCTTGCATTCAGAATTAGCACAGATCATTTATTAAATACCGAAAACAAATCAATATCGACAGTGCCTACTGGACCGCCCTTTGCATAACACTCTTTCTTAACTGGGCAGTAAGTACAAGGCATCTTTGATTTAGTTGCACCTTCTGGTCTCTTGGGAAGATCTCCATTTTTAAAATTATCCCAGACTTCGCACATCCAGGCAAAGGTCTCCTCAATAATCCTTGTATTTTTTTCGTTCATAGAAATTGGAATAACTAGGATTTCTTGAGTATTCTTATTCTCATACAGGAAGAATCCTTCTTTAGCATTCTTTAGCTTCATGTAGGTAAGAAGTTGTAGCATGTGGTTGTCTGTAGGCTTCATCTCTGATTGTCTAGTATCCCACACCTCTTGCTTTGCCGTTTTAATTTCACCAATTACTGTCTCGCCATCGTACTCCATAATAAGATCTATGAAGCCTCTGATAGGAGGATACTCATTAATAATCTCTTCTTCTTCCGCTCTCCACTCTGGCATAGTAGAAATAAGCTTCTGTAGTCGCTCATGCGCCTGAGTTCCCTGTGCCATATTAGCAACAGCAACTGCATCGTTGTCATCAATAAAGACTGCGCCAGAGAATGCCATGTACCAGTATCTAGGGCACTTACCATGACCATAACCTAATGAACTTGGACTAAATGATTTCTTGGTCATCTCTCCGTCTGCTCGTTTAGTATTACGATATGACTCATCAAGCAACTGAGCAAACAACTCAGGATCAAAGAACTTTCCTGTGTGCTTTTTAAATTTAAGGTTCTTTACAATTTCTCTAGCCATTTATGAATTATACCTAACGACATACTTAAGTGCATCTACAAGTTTGTCTATGGACTCCTTTACTGAATAATATACGTTCTTTTTATTGTTATTTACCGTGCCTGCTTTATCCTTAGCAATAGTTGAATAGATAGAAGACATTACTGCAAACTTAGTTGACATTGCCTGTAGTTCCATAATAAGCATAGGAGCTTTTGCTGAAGGGACATCGGGGTTCATAAGAAGCTTTACAACAATGGCCAAAGCCTTATCCAGGTGCTCATCTTTCATAAACTCATGAAGGTCATTGAACTCTGTTATGTCGCTGATTAGCTCAAGAGTATTTTTATCTTGCGTCATTTTTAATATCCTTATCTAGTTTGTCTATAAATAAACCCAACGGGTATCCGATCAAAAACCCTATTGCAATACCGCAAATCAAAAACAATTCCATTATGCAAACCTTCCAACTAAACCATATCCCAGCCATAATCCAAAAATTCCCATGAGTCCAGCAAATACTGGTGGCGCTGGTACTGGCAACTTAAACAAAGCAAAAACAATGCCTACTCCTGCGCCTGTAAGTGTTGTTAGAAATACTTCTTTAATCATGGTTCTCCTCATAAAACTGAATCAGCTCTTCAAGAACTGACCACTCAATAATGCCTAGTCTAACCTTAGACTCTGCCCCGATAATAATCTTTAATGCTGGATGCATATCTCTATTTACCTTAAAGGTGTCTGTACAAATCTTTGCCCAGTTATCTTTATTTAAAGTAAAAGATGTTCCTGCTTCTTTGTAATCAACAAGAAACTGTTTCCATTGAGCATCACCTTTCTGGTAATCCCCTCTTCCGCTATTCTTCTGAGCTTTAGCCCCGTCACGTTTTACTTCTGATCTTTCTGACATTATCCGACCACATAAGAATTCTTATGTCCATCTGGGCATTCCCACGATATGGTCAAAGTAGATGCATCCCAAAAATATTCTGTAGAATCTTTTTCACACTTGTTGCAAGGCTTTGTTCCGCCTATTTTCTCAAGCTCTGGAGAAAAGATACGCTCTGGTTGATTAAGAAACTCATTAATGTTTGGCATTTATCTCGCCTATTAATTTGTCTACAACATCTGGATTTTCCTTTAAATACGCTACAGCCTTTGCACGTCCTTGAAAACGTTCTCCATTTACTGTATACCATGCTCCACCCTTTTCTACTATGCCGCACATTTCAGCAACATCTAAAGTTTCTCCAACACTGTCTACACCAAGAACGTTCCCTTGATAGTAGAAGTCGTATTGTCCCGATAGATTTGGGGGGCCGAGTTTGTTGTAATCAACAATCCAGTTAACTGGTCGTCCAACCCTTTGTTCAATGATCTTGTCGCCAACTTTAACCCCAGCCTTAATAGCATTCGCCTCAGCTTCAGACGACCAGAGTTTAATGACTGTGGAAGAGAAGAACTTGACTGCCATGCCACCTGTGGGGATGTGACTAGCATGCATAGATCCAAATTGATTTCGTTGTTGTGAGATGAGAACAAGTAGTGTGTTTTTGTTTGCATAGTTTAACATCTTGACTGCGTGGGTCATATCCTTTGCTTCTGCGCCGATTTGCTTAGTGTCTTGCAAATCTTTCATTTCATTTCCATCTTTTTCAAAATAGATAGCAGGAAGCAAGGCTGAGATTGAATCTACTACAATCATATCAACTCCTGCGTCCATTAACTTGGTAGCAACATCAACCATATCATTAACAGTTTTTGCTGGTGAGTAAATAAGGGAAGAGGAATCTACTCCAAGTTGCTCTGCCCAAGATTGGTCGTAGGAAGCTTCTGCATCAATCCAAGCGCATGTCTTGCCTTCTTTTTGTGCAAGAGCAATCATCTGTAGGCAGAAAGAAGATTTACCAGCAGACTTATTACCCCATACGAGTACTTGTCTTCCGTAGCCTAGCCCTCCACGCAACGCAAAGTTTAATCCGATACTAGGAGTAAGTTGCTTTTCAACTTGGACATCCTGTGCAGACTGAACTCGTGCTCTTGTTTTTGGATCTAGCTTAGCTAAAATGCTGTCTATTTCTATTGTCATTTAAACTCTTTCTTTCCTATAGTATAGCATTAAAATAAATTTCCGTGAAGCCTTTGGCGTTCCTTATTTATATTCATTTTCTTTTCTAGAATTTCATCTAGGCTATGTAATACCTGTTCTTCATTTCTCATTGCAGCATAAATATCAAGTAGTCTAATTATTACATCGACCATTTCTTCTACAATGCTTTCGCTTCCTTTTGACTTTCTAATAGCCTCCAACACTTCAGTTACTTCCGAATGTACTAGGGCTAACTTATTACCGATCTTGTCATGGTTATATTCTCCATCCCAAAATCCTTTTTCTCTTGCGGTTTCATGAAGAATGGCAGACAAAGCGTCTAGACCATACTCAGTCAGAATCTGATTCGACTCCATTTTTCTCCCTTAAACTGAAAGTAAATGACGGGCCTTCCTCGTCATAATCTATAACTAAATCCTTATTACTCACATTGACATCCAAGAATCTAAGGGTCGGAACCGTTAGCTTTCCATGTTCTTCAAGTAGTGCAACTAGAACTTGATTCATACTAATTGAAGTAATTAAACCATCAACATCTTCTGTCATTTTATTTCCTTTACCATTAAGGTTCCATCATCCAAAGTCGATAGAACAACATTACACTTCATGCCTTCTCGCATCTTAGCAAGAGACATCTTATACATTGTTGGGAAAGCAATTACTCTAGTCAATTCTTTTTGTGCATTTGAAAGAATTATATGGCTCATTGTCTTGCCAGCCTTTGTTACGTATGGAGTAAAGTCTACTACAATATACTCGTCTTCGTCAAGGTCATACTGCTTCTTATATAGATAGTCTACAAATGAGTTGGACCCTGTTGGGTCAATCTCGCTAACCTTTACATAACGTGCAATTCTATTATCTCCTACAAGAATAAAATACATTTGGCCAGTCTCGATTTGAGTTTGCTCTGTATGGAATAGGCCAATCGATCCTGTTTCATCTACCAACTCAATACGTGCCCATCCATTACCACGCTTGATTGATTTAACCATG